GCCTGCTGCGGCGGTAAAACTAACGCCGCAGCCACCCCGCCGCCACCCGGGTCTACCGGCGGCTGTGCTTGAACCACTGGGCCTTCCGGCAATCGGGGGGGTAGCTCCGCTGCGTCCATGCGAAAATGCTGGCCTGGTGCGTTGTGTACCCTCCGGGCAGCAAATATCGCCGGCCTAGGGGTCAAACTTGTATTTATTTTAAATTCAACAGGTTTTTTGACCCTAGTGAGGCGCACGACCGGTCTAATCTTCACTACTCTCGATTGCCACTTCATGAGGCTTATGTTAGGCTTGCTGATACTTATATTTAAAATCTGCCCGTCAAGTATTGTACGCAGCTGCGGTAATACGTGTGATCTGCCTTCACGTCTGCTTGATTCATGTGGCTCCCAGGTGTGCACTAAGTTGGTTTCGAACTCTATGCTGGCTGGTTCTACTATGCATTCCCTCACTGGCGCCCAGGACTTCTTTTCACTGCCATTCAGTGAGTCACGGAACGTAACCTCATGCCCAAAAAGTCTGTAAATATTCGCGACTATCACTTTCTGCTCAAAATCATACCTAGGGTTTGACCTCCCCAGCCCTTTAAATACTTGGACTGCTTGCAAGTGGGCAGTCGTCTCTAGGGAACACGCAACAGCTCCTAATATAATACTGCCACTCACAGGCGCGTATATAGCATCTATTTTGACTTCTGCGCCTATCGTGCCGTCTAAATCGCGTATTTGAGTTATCTTATCCATCCTATACAGATATGAAGTGTCTATCGATACTCCGCATCCTTCTGTCATCGCCGTCGGAAATTCTTTTCCAGTCACGAGAGACACAGCTGCAGGTCGCATGTGAGCTGTTGCAGTTATACCAAGCTCCTCGTAAAGTGAACCATAGACGGTTCTCCAATCGTCTCTGCTTCTAGCCTCATTATGGTACAAACTGTACAAGCCATACCACATATAATAATTTAAGACTCCCGATGCTGCTATGAAATTCTCGGGTATCCCGGCCTCACTCATCGGGAAAGCTGGGCCGTTAGTTTCAGGCTCGTAAGCCACACCCTCGAGCACACCTTTAATTCTAGCTCTCGTCGGGGAGAAATTAGCTAACACCAACCTCAGTTCTGCTTCTTGCCAGGCGCAAGCTTCCATACTAGACCAGCATGGATGTAGCGCCATAGCCCCGAGTGCCTCAAGAGCTGCCGCAAAATGTTGTTCCACCCTATTCAGTCTTACATAGTCTATTATCCACGCCCATTGTGTTTGGGGTTCGGCCCACGGTATGCCGTTGAAATCACCAGTAATCACACCCGTTCCATTTACTGGTTCTAAGAGCAACTGATTGGTATCTAGACCCGGTATATACACATCGAAATTCAGCCTGGAAGTCTGATTCCTCCCCAAGACATGCACCAGGTAATATGCTTCCTGAACGCGCTGAGCCGCGTTATAAGTCATTACATACGGTTTCTCCCAGTAGTTTTCTTTGGTGCGAGCTGACCACACACCGGCTTCTACAGATTCATCATCTACGGGGAACCCTAAAAGTACTTCTTCTGTGTGATCTTCTAGCCCAGTTCCTAAGTCAACTACGACATGCGCATCTCGGTAAGGAGCCATCAAAATTCTCAATACGTTGTTCCTAGCTCCGCTGTCTTTGTATATCTTCGCTTTCAACCATGACACGAGCATGTTATACAAGAAACTTTCATGACTGTCTCCTTGCACCTGTTTGCTAACGTTCATCATAGTGTCTTCCTTGACTAGCCTCTTCGCTGAAGACGTCCTGGCAAACTCGCTAAAAGCAGCCGCACCATTGAAATTTCCGTCCTCATCAATGAATTGTTTATTGTACCCTGAATAATTAGTGTATTCAGGGACCATCTTACAAGTTTTCTTTTTTCCTGCCATCTGGAAGTCTGCACTTAGTTCCAGGTCTGAAACGTAAGTACCTATGCCGTCTTTAACAACGGCACTTGTCTTGTTCACTATAGTTAGCCTACCATCTGGCAGACCTTGAGAATTATTGTTGCCGAAGCCAAAATCAACGCTGTCAAGTACGTATTTGATAGACATTTTAAACAGGGGAATTATAC